TTTTGATTTGTCCTCGGAAATACATGCGGAATAATTGCGGAAGTATTTTTTGATTCGATTGTTTTGCACTGTATCAAGATGTATTTATTGTAACAAATTCATCGTTCAATCGCAAATGCTTGCATAAGAATTTTCACATGCACAGGCTCCTTCTCCCATTTGCAATCTATTGGATTTTCGATTAGAAGATTCGTTCGTCAAAAGGAGCGATATATCAAATCGCATGATGTATCTGTCAAGCCAACAATAGACAAGGCTTCACAGGAATAACATCCATCTTTTCACGTAAAGATGAAATAGCAACACAGGAGGCGAATCATGGTATCTTGTAGGCAAATTGTAGACAAACAAAAACAGAGGGACGGCGCAAAAAACGCTGTCCCTCTATCTCTTATGTAGCTTTATCCATATTATTTTAAGGCATAAAAAATAAGCCCCAGAGCCGAAGCCCCGGAGCTATGGAAAACATTACCACTCGGCGACCGTATACATTACACTGCCGCCCTTAACCTTGCCTGCCTGACCATGCACAAGACCTTCCCAGCGGCCAAGCTGCACGCCCGCCGTCCAGTAGGTCTGCGTATCAATCTGCGTGATACCCGCCTTGATCTTGCGACGCTTATCGAGGTTAATTTTGTATACGCCGACCTGATAATCCTTGTTTTCCGGCTGCGGGGCGACGACCGTCCTATCCGTCTTTTCGAGAGCGGCGGGCAGCAGTGTCTTATCATTATGATTGATGCGCTCCTGCACCTGCGCCGCCGCACGCTCCACGGTCGGCGCGGTGACCGTGACATGTGTCACGGGCTGCACCTTGCCCTCCTGTGCCCTCTCGACAGCGCGGGCGAGCTGCTGTGCTTGCCCCTCTGAGATGCGCAGACGCTCTCGGAGCGTATCGGCGTCCCTTGCCTGCTCCTCGGTCATTTCCTGCGACTGTCTCAGCGTCTCCTGCGTATGCGCGTGGTATAGATACGCGAGGATGCCGACAGTGGCGAAGACAAGGATACACGACGCGGCGATAATGATTTGCTTGCGTGTCATTGCATACCTCCTATCGTCCATAAGGCCCATCGCCATATACGGACACACCGTAGGGAGTTGTGAGGTCAACGCTCGCCACATACTGATACGTCCTCTCGGCACGATTGGCATATCCTAGCGCATACTCCTCACACCCTGCCGCCACGGCGTACTGCGTCCGAAATAGATCATATATCTGCTGCAAGCTGCGCAAATTATACCCGCGCTCCTCTCGGCGCTGTAAGAAATTACGCACGACGTAATGAGACGTCGGGCACCAAATCCCCGCGTAGATGAGACAGCGTGAATCATCCAGTGTCGCGATCTGCTGGAGCGTATGGACATATGTCTCACAGTCCTCGGCGAGCTGCTGCAGCTGTGCCGCCTGCCCCTCCGGGGATTCGAGTTTCAGCCGCAAACCTCGGAGATCGTCTCCGGAGTTCCGAATGTCGGAGTAGGACCGATGCGCATAGTAGTCACCGTCGGGGATCCGCGCAAGGAGTTCGTTCGCCCGAGTCCCCTCCCACTGGGAGCAACCTATACTCGGATAGTCTCCCGCGGTGCTGCGGCTCACCGAACCATAGCCGCCCTCAACACCTGTTTCAACGAGCCCCTTTGCAATCTCATAGGCGAGTTCTTGTACGTCCATCATTCACACCTCCTTCTTCGCGCCGAGCCCGCTCTTCTTACGGATGAGCTCGTATAGCTCCCCTGCTTCCTCAATGCCCGACTTCTGCATGTTCTCAAGGATCGACAAGAGTTCTGTCATCGATAGATATCCAATGACAACAACGACGGCAACCGTCGGTGCGCCTGCATGGACGCACATCCAGTCAACGATCCATGCTGCGGCAACAACGCCGAAGTAGGTCAGCATCTTCGTCACAAACCGATGCCGCATTTCTTCGCTGCGGATATAGCCCGCCCGTTGTGCTACACGAATATTGCAGAAACACTTCCAAAATCGCGGCTTCTCCACGCCGCTATCAATAAGATGCTGCCGTGATAGTGCGATCCACTTAGTCAGTAGATCGACGACAACGAGCACCGCAAATGCCGCGAACAGCCGGACATGCGTGTATGATATAAGCGTGAGGATGCAAGACGTACAGAGCTTAAACAGCCATGCCTCCTGTAGCCTCTCCAGCACCTTCATCATGATCTCCACTCTCCTTTGTCTCCTTTCCGAGCACTGAAAAGGCACACACCGCTTTGATGTGTGCCTTATGGGATTACTTCTCCTTTTTCTTCGGCGGGTCAGCATCCTTCCGGACCTCGATCACAACGTGATCGCCGTAGGTGATCTCATCTGCCTCTGCCTGATCCTTTGTCGCGAGCGAAAACATTTCGCCCGTCTCCACGTTTGTAAACGTGAAGTTCGTGATTGTGCCTTCTCCCTGCGGGTAGGTGATTTTTCCGTTGACAATGTACTTTTTCAGCATTTGTGTCCTCCTACTCCACTTCTACCAAAAACGGCTTCCCTGTCTGAGCCTCCTGCTTCCATCCGGGGGTGCAGCCGGTAACATCGAGGATCATAACGCCGAGGAGTGATGCGAGACTTGCAAACTCCTGTGATAGCCCCGGGTATTGGTCCGGATTTCCCCCGCGCACGAACGGCGTCACGCATGTCGTAAATTCCACGGTGCTCGGGTCAGGGAACCAAAAGCCCGTATTGTATAGCCACTCCGCTCTCCCGGTCCCATACGCAAAGCAAGCGTTTTGCTGCAGCGCCGCAACAGCGATCTTGCGCCCAGGGAAGGAAAAACGTTGCGGCGAGTTGTAAAGACTGTTCCCCCTGAAACTCAAGGCGTTGATGCTTGGATGGTATGCGAGGATACGCATGTAGTCGTAGCGGTTGTTAAAGACGACCTCGCCGCGCTCGTTTTTGACGACCATCTCGCCTTTATCCAGTGAGAGCTTGGCGTCATCCAACCCGTAAGCGTAAAAGATCGGCGCGGTCTCCATCTCTTCTTGGAAGCTTTCTGCCGTGAAATTCTCATTGTCAATCGGCCTGTAAAGCGACATACTTGAAACGCTATCCGGCATCCAGTGCTCATCTACAAACTCTGTGTAACCGACATTGCTGCCGGTAAAGGCGCCCCCGTTTGCCAAAGGCTGCGACAGGGCATTGGTGCGCTGCCAGCAGTTGATGGTGTGCACTGTTGTTTTTTGCGCGATGTAATCAAAAATCGTCGTAAATGTATAGACGATGTTCGGCATCGCGGCACCGAGCGCGAATATGTGCGGTACGTTTACACTCGGGCCGATCGCAAATTGTTTCTGCCACCCGGGGCTGTTGAGCGCAAGCATTGACTGGATACCCCACCCCGCGTAGCCGTAAAACTTCCCTTCCGGCCAGTATTCTCGCTGTAGACCGAAATGCGTATGCACTGATCCAGGGCTAGCCACACCGCGCGCCTTGTTCGGTGTCGCAGGTTGGCACCAAGGGTTCGGATATTTTCCGCCCTGCGGCCATGTGTAGGTTTTCCCATTCGCGTAATCATAATACGGGAATGTGCAAACTCGTTCGCCGGCCGCATTTTTCTCGACGTGCAGCCCGGTCAAGCAGCGTTGCGCTTTTACCATTGATGTTGTACTGAGGCGATAGTTTTGATACGTATCGTCGATGATGTACGAGCCGTTGGCATTTTTAATCTCTGCGTATTGCATAATCTCGCCCCCTCAATAGAATCCATAAATAACCGCGTGCGGGTTCTGCACCGCGCAGTCCGCGTTGTAGTTGGCATGTGGGAACTCCGGATCATAAGCTCCGTTTGGTTTAAATGGAAGCGTGACGGTGATGCCTTGTAAATTCTCCCACGGCTCCACCTTTGTCAGTTTCTCGCTCCCGGGATCCCAGTCGGTACTTACAGCGTACGTCCCATAACCCGAGCCGTGAAAGACGAGCTGCGCCCAGATACGGTTTTTCCCGGGATTCGGGATTGCGATTTTTGTGCGCTTTCGCCCATCGGGACCGCCGAGAGCGGCCACCCCTACGACACGGGTCACACCGCAGCGCGTATCCAGGGTGCACGAGCCCCTTGCATTAACTAATTGCATTCCTGCTTGTTTCAGCATTGCCTATCCCTCCTACATCTACTCAAAAACTCCGATGCGGACACGCGCTTTGTTGTCCGCATCAAACACCTCGATGAGATTGTCCGATATTTCTGTCCGCGCACCTGTGTCTTTCGTTCGCAGCTTGCCGATACGCGCCGATACAGCAGACAGGCTGTCTACTGCAAGCTTATCTGCGGTTATCGCACCTGCCTGCAGCATATGGTTCGCGATGACGTTGCCATCAAAGAGCGTGTTGCCGGTGATATGCAGGAGACGGCCATCGATTTTTACGCCGCTGGGGGCGACGTTGATCGCAGAGATCACATCCCCCTGATTAACTTTAAGCTGCAGGCCGTTGTAGATCTGTGTGATCGCGCTGTATCCGGACTCCTGCGGATTGCCGGACAGCTTCGCAACGATGGATGATACGCTCTCCTTGGTCGTCTGCACGTCCCGCATACGTTCGGCGAGTGCCGCGTCAAGATCTTTCTCCGCGATCGACAGATTTTCGATATCGTTTTTGTCGATTTTTGCCTTTACGATCACTTCCTGCGCCGGTGACAATTCGCCATCCCCGAAGGAGTCAAAACACGCCGCCTGTACGGTATAGATACCCGGTGCACCGGCATAAGACACAAAAGTCCCCGTTGTTTCGATGGTCTCGTTGACGCCGCCGCCCGAGATATGCACACGCGTACCGCTTATATGCTCCGGCCTATTTTGGATGGAGACGCTAAAGCCCTGCAGCGTATTTGTGATCTTGATCGTCGGTGCTGCCGGCGCGGGGACGTTATACTCACACGCAGCGGCCGCGCTGTACTTGCCGATCGCGTTGCACGCAAAGAGATATACGATCCCCGTGCGCTCCGTCAGCGGTATGCTCGCCGACGTGCTTGTCGTTTTGAGCAGCAGATTACTGTTGGCCGTGCCCGCGAACTCGTCAAGACGCAGTTCGTAGAATGCTACGTCCGAGGTAAAATCATCATCCCATCGTGCGACGGCCTCGTTGCCGAAGGAGATGCTGAAATTCTGCGGCGTATTCGGAACGACGTTCTTCCCGACAACGTGCACCGTCGTCTCCGTTGCTATCGCCGCGCGGTTGTTGTACGCGTCGACTGCGACGACCTTAATCTGCCACTCGTCGCCGATGCGCGCCTGGTTGATCGTCGCCTGCCGATCTCCCCGCATCACGAAATCCCACGCACTGAACGCCGTCTCTCCCGCAGGCTTGACGCGCGCGTACACATCGGCGCCCGCGTAACTCGAGATCTCGGGCGGCGTCCACGAGATGATGACGTCGTACCCCGTCCGCGCGTCCGCAAGCTGCCGATATCGTGTCACAGCGGCGAGCTGTGACACTGCCGGCACATACGCCGAAGAGATCGTATACTCATGTGCCGTTACCTCGTCGAGCGCTTGCTCTTGCAAACCGAAGATGTTGTAGGACGTGAGCTTGACATAAATCTTCTTGCCAACGTCGCGCGCGTTAATCGTGTGTTTGAACACGCTGTCGTCAAGGCGTACGTAGTATTCGGTCGGGCTGTGTGATGTCTCCGGCGTGCCGTACATGCCGCGGTGCAGTCCCGTCAGACTGTACAGATCCTTTCCGACAAGCTCCGCCCCCGCGTGCGCAATGCACTCGCCGTTGATCCAGCCGAGCGTGTTGCCGCGTTCGGCGTCCTGCACGGTGCCCGGGTAAAGTCTCCCTGAGATGAGATTAACAACGCACACCCCATCGCCGGTAGAAGGTACGTGGGACCGGACGTCAAGCCGGCCGTAAGTGCAGCCGCTTGTGATCTTCCCTGCGGCAACGTACTTCTCGTTGTCGTCCGATACCCAAACGGTAGCGCCGCCCCAGTACTGCCCGCCACTCGTAACGAGCCACACCTCGCTTCCGGATGTCGTAACATCCGCGGGCGGCTGGAAGATAAGCGGCTGATGGGCATCTCCGGGCGCAGCGTTATAGTCGATGCCCTCGCTCGTCGTCTCGTGCGTCTCGTATCGTGCCGGTGAGTAGATGCCCGGAGGCTTCGCGATGGCCGTGAATTCTAGGCCGCCGTCCGCGGCCTCCGTGACAGTCTTGATAACGACGACCTTCTTATCGATGCCAAGGCAGCGGTCCGTGAGTGTTACGAGATCGCCCGGCTCCAATCGGCAGTGTGCCCACGCTGTCTTAAACGTATAGGCGTTTCTGCTGTAAAGGTTCCGAAGCGCCTGCTGCTGAGCGATGAGCTGCGCCCGTGCCTTGGTATAGACCCACGGAGCACTCAGCGTACTCGCGGCGCGCAGCCCTCGTTTCGCAATGTCGGAAGTGATTTCGAAAGATACGGTTTCCTTCTCATACCCGTTCGCCCGATTGATGAACTCCACCGTGGCCTGATTGTACGCCTCGCTGTTGTCCTTTCGTTCGAAACGTACGAGCGTCCCGTCCGTCTGTGGAATGAAATCGTCGGCCGTGAGATCGTACTGCACATCCTTGTTTGCCTTCCAGCTCCCGACGTCACCGTCGGCGAGCGGCACAAGCTTGAGCTTATTCTGCGACCAAAAGCCGTATGTGTTCGTTAGCGTGCATATCGTCTCGACGATGCTCTGCACATTTCCGCGCGAGGTATCATCAGGCGGCGTGGAAAAGAGCAGGTCAGCGGCGGCGCAGTAGCGCCTAAAGTTATCAAGCGCGTCAAGGTCGATGCTATACTCGTTGAATCCGACACCGTCGTTATGATCGGCGAGGATATGCAGGAGCAGGTCGGCGGGGTTCACGTCGACGCCGTCGCCGCTTCCCGCGATTGGATTCTTCACCTCGAAGTTATAGACCGGCAGACTTCCACTGTTGCCGAGATCCACGACGCCTGCGAGATACGCCAGTCCGCTATACGGGAGCGCTCTTTCGGGATGCTTGCCCTTCATATACGACCACGGCTCTTGACCGTTGCGGCCGTCAAAGAGCGATAGGCCGAGGCCTTCGCCGGGATAGTTTAGCACCTCTTTGTTGCGCCATACTTTACCGATCCCCTGAATCGGTCCGGCGCAGAGAGCGATCGCAACGGCAACGGTATATGTGTAATCGATACTGACGGACTTCACGCCGCCGCCCTTGCCACTCCGCTGCGTGTGGCGGTGCTCGTATGCCGTAAAATCAGTATAGTCGATGATGTTGCCGCTGATACGCGTCGTGCCGAGCACCTGCGGTACCGTTGCCCCGTATGTCGCCGAGTTGATTTGAAAGTCGGATATCTTATCCGCCCTCGAGGTGATCGTCGTCTTACTGAAAATCCCGCTCATGCCTTAAACCTCCATATGCCTGCGAGCCGGGTGCGCCCTCGCCCGTCGAGAAGAAGCGCCTCATCATTATCGGACATAATAACGCCGAGCCGTACGTAGGCGTGAATCACACGCGGCCACACATCGACGATTGCACCATGACTGATGCACCGCCCGAATTTGTAGAGCGCGAAGTCTCCGGGCTGCGGCTCCCCCGTCACCGGTTCGCAGTACTGCTCGATGAAGGAGAGATACTTCTCTTCGCTCCGATGTAGGTGCCATTCCTGCGAATACGTGCCTGTCTGTATCGCGCCGCGCGGTATCAGCCCCGCATCTTCCACGGCCGCGATCAACAGCTGACCACAGTCAACGCCGACGCCTTTCACCTTTGCGCATCCTTCGTACGGCGTGCCGAGCCATGTGTACGCGGCATCGCGTATCTTTTCACCTGCTGTCATAAGACGCTCTCTTTCTTCGGCACGTATGGCGTTGCGCAGTTCCGCGCCCAGTTGTCAAACTTCTGCCGGCAGGTCTCGGGCTGCTTGTCACAGCCCGGATAAATTTTCATGCGGTCGCCCGCCGCGGGGATCGCTTCCGCCGGTACAAGGATTTCTATGCGGCGTCCGTCATAGCTCTTCTTGATCGGAGACACCTGCCCTGCAAGCGCGCCGGTCAACCACTCGACACCGCCCATATCGTAGTACCCGGCCGCGAAGTCTACACTGACCGTGAACATGACGTCGCTTTCTACCGTCTGCACGACCGCGTCTTTTCGATACTTTTTGATGTCGACGCCGCAACGCGCGCCATAAAGCGAGTACGGGCAGGACGGATAGAACTTGCGTGTCGGCCATGCAACATTGAGTTTCTGCACCTCGCTCTTGACCCAAAGCTGCAGCGTCAGCCCGCCGCCCTGACGGATCTCGATACTCCCCGTAAACAGCGGAACCGTACCGATTATCGCGTTATCATCACCAAAGAACGCCCTCTTGAGCGTGAGCTCTCCGTCGTCAAGGCCGCCGTTATGCGCGATCTGCATCAACGGTTCGGTGTGGAGCTTATCGACGTCCGTGACGTACATCGTCACGTCAAGCTTGTCAACCGACATGCTCGACTGCAGCTTGATTTGATTTCGCATGAAGATAGGACCGTCATGACGGAACGTATGATTGTCGGCGATAACGTCGATATCAAAGTCGGTATAGTAGAGCCGCTCACCGTTCGCGAGCACGAACTCATAGAGATCGCACGAGATATACCGCTGTCTTTCGTTCAGGTATTTCTGTAGAGTTTCATTGACTTCTTTCATCGCACCGTCACCAGCTTCATTGACTTCGATCTCCATATGTTGTCGAGGACAACCTCAATCGTGAACTTATCGTCGGCGAGGCGTACGCGCCAATAGTAACCGTAGGACGCCGTCACCTTCGCACCATTCGGCGGCGCAGCCGCAAGCGTGATGATGCCGTTGTCGTCTGCCGTTGCCTCGACCTTCACATCGTCGACTTTAACCTCGAGCGTATCAGGCTTTAGGTCGAGGACAGGCTCTGCCCACGCACCGAACCGCCTCAGCGCTTGGTACTTTGCTTTGGCGCCTGTGCCAATGCCGAGCTGTATGCCATGCTCCGCGTTGTGCTCGGGATCCGGCCATAGAAAGGGCTCGTACCTGCCGCGCAGGCTTGCGAAGAATCCGTAGAGTAAATCGCCCGCCTCGGGCGTCAAGATGGAGTAGCTTGTCTCAATCGTCCAACGCGGATATGCCCAATTCGTCAAGACGCGCTCCTTGCCGCTGCCGGCTTCCTTCACCGTCGTCGACCACGCCTGCGCCTTCGTGGACTTCCACGCGATGCCATCAGTCACCGGCAGCACCTTTAATTTCATGCGAACGCGCCTCCTCCCATACTGAACTCTCTCGCGCTGTCGGCAAGGTAGCGTTTCAGTTCCACGCCGCCGCCCGTCTGCAGCCAGTGAGAAAAGCTTCCTGCATCCATCGCGCTGACCTGCAGCGTTACGTTGCCGCCGATCCCTTGCCCTGCGATCCCCTTTGCGATCTCGCCGAACGTATTATCATTGAGCGGCAGGACAGCCTCGGGGTGTTTGCCCTCACCGATGAGCGCCAGTGTCGGACCGTAGGCATAGCCGCCCTCTGCCATCGCGCGGAACGGCGACGCGACGCCGAAGCCCGTAAACGATCCGCCGGCAAACGGGATGCCTGTTCCCGTACCACCGAGGCCGCCGAAACTTCCGAAACCACCTGTAACGATCATCTTCGGAATTGCCGCGGCCCACCATGCGGCCGTCAGTGCCGCCGCCTGTGCGGCACTTGTCGCTGTCTCCTGTGCTCGCTGCTTTTGGGAAAATGCCGCCGCGATCGCCTGCTGAATACGCCACTGAATATACATCTGGATCATCTGCTTGATGACACCGCCGAGGGCATCGCCAAGCGACTTTGTCCCCATAATGAAGTCCGTAATGGACTTGCTGAAGTTCTGCCGAAACTGTTCCATGATCTGAAGGGAGAACGCGCTGTAGCTTTCCTCCGCCGCCATACGCCAGTCATGATACTGCTGCATGGCCGCTTGCCTCTCTTCAAGGTTTGCCATAAACGCGACATTCTCATCGGAGAGCGCCGCCTGATAACGCTGTACGTCCCCTTCATCCATCGCTGCGCGCATCTCCGCTTCGATCGCTCTTGCGCGCGTGCTGTTCGCGAGCATCGTTTTATTGGCATCTTCTTCGATCAAGGTACGGCGCTTTGCGACCTCTTCCGCGGCGGCAGCCTCTGCTTCCTGCCGTTCGAGCAGATACCGCTCAGCCTCCGCAAGGATCACCGCGTCGCCCGTCTTCTCGGCATCAGTTTTTATCTTTACTGCTTCCTCAACGGATTTACGATACTGCTTCAGGAAGTCGTCAAGGCTCTGCTCACGACGAATCCGTTCCTCTTCGATCTGACTATAGACTGCCTGCGCCCCGTCAAGCATACCAACTGAGAGCTGCCGCCCCGCGTTCGCGAAGTTGTCCGCGAGTTCGCCGGAGGCTTCGGTCGCTCGTTTAATGTCATCGGTGATTTGCTCGATCTCACGCTGCAAGCGCTCTGCTTCGGCTTCGGCCTTGCGTGCTTCAGCCTCCGCGTCGTGTGCCGCGGAACGTCCGCCACCGCCATGACTCCCGCCTCCACCTGTAGGAATGTTGATATCGGGAACCGATGCTAGCGCGGCTGCTTCCGCGGCTCTTGCTTGTTCTGCTGCACGTTCTTCCGCTTCCGCTGCTTTTGCTTGTGCCTCAGCTTCTGCTGCGGCTCTTTTCTGTTCACGGATTGCCGCCAACTTCTCCTCATTCGGATGTGCCGTCCCAGTGTCATACGCATAATCGTCTTCATCGATGTCAAATACTTCAATGCCGCCATCCTTCATCGCTTCATTTTGCGTATACGCAGAATGGGCAACAACAGCAACAGCAGCCGCCGCCCCAAGTGCGATAGCACCAGCCGCGGCCACTTTTGCCGCAATCGCAGCATTGCGCATTGCGACGAGTGCCGCAATGACGTCTCCTATGCCAGCGATCAGCGGCCCAAAGGTAAATATCAACGCGCGAATCCCGAGCCCCAGCCCACCTATAGCAGCGGCTGTCTCTATCGCCGTAAGCATCGTTTGTTTTTCTTCGTCGGTCATATCGCCAACTTTCCCCGCGACTTCCTGCGCATAGTTTGCGAGCTTCTGCAGCTCCGGCAACAGCAGCTTTCCAACCTGCACCCCGACACCGATCATCGCGGCTTTCGCCTCATTGATCTGAAAGGTCATATCCTCCCATGCCTGCGTCGTCTCGTGGTCAAGCACGAGCCCCGCGGCACGGGCGCGCTGCGTCATTCCGTTTAGCTGTTCCTCCGTGAGGTTCAGCAAGTCGTTCAGCTTCGCGCCCGAACGCCCGAAGATCTCCATCTCCATTGACGTCTTTGCGACGCCGTTCGCCATCTCGCGATGACGCTTCGCGACGTTGGCCAATATGTCTTGCGCCGAGAGCAACTTGCCGTTCGCGTCGGTAATTGTGATGCCGTACTTCGTGAAGATATCCGTCGACTGCTCGCCTGCCTCGTTCGCCTTTACGATCGACTGGTATGCTGTAACCGAGTTCTTCGACATCTTAGACAGGCTGTCCCCTGCATCGGACATACTGAGCCCGACGGCCTGCGTAACATAGAGCAGTTCGGAGCAGCTTTCGGCAGACATGTTTGTTTTATCCTCGAGATCGTTGACCGCCTCCGCCCAAGACTTGGTCGCCGCGATCGCGCCGCCGACCGCCGCAACCGACATACCGCCGATACCGACCATCATATTGCTGATGCCCTTCAAGGATTCCTGAAAGACCTCAACTTCCGTCTTCGCTTTCTTGAGCCCTTTGACCATGTCGGAGCTGTCCGCACCAAGCTGTACGATGAGCTCTGCAATCTTCAATCCGTTTCTCCTCCTCTCTGCCTTCTGTCCATTGCCATAAAATACGCTCTGTCCTTTGCCAGCTCCGCCTCCGAGATCTCCCGCCGCGGCGCAAGCGGCTTATAGATAACATCGGGCGGGATCGCCTTTTTGACGTGCGGCGCGATGATCCAGCTTACGAAATACGATCGCTCCTGTTGCTCGATCTGCCGCCGCAGTCGGTACCCCTCGATGAGATCGTAGAACTCGCTCGGGGTGAGCGCATAGAACGTATCTGGCATCAGCGCGAGCGGTCCGTATGCGATCGGCTTTGCCGCCTCAATCCAACCGGCAAAGGACGTTATTTTTTTCCGCCGTTCTCGCTCGTGATGGGCTTCTCCTGCTTGCCGTAAATACCGGACTTGTAGAGCGCCATGACGAGAGCTCCGATGATCGCAATCAGACTTCCGCCTTCATCGATGCACTCCTGCACCTTATCGCGGATCGTCTTATCGTCGAGTTCCGGATGGCAGTGCTTATATGCGATCGGCAGAGCCTTGAACACAAACATCGCGCCGAAGTCGTCGTCGCCCATCAGCTTGAATACGCTTTTGCCCGTCGCCATCTCGAGCGCCTCAATGTCGGCAATCGTGAATTTCAAATAATCCGTATCGTCTCCGAAGTATGGGAATTTAACTTTCATTGACCTGTCTCCTTATAGCAAAAACGGGGGCTCCCGCCCCCGCCCAACTGCTTAGCCGCCGGCCGTGATCTTCGTGCCCTGCTTGAGCGGGCCCTTGCCGCTGAGCTTGATCGACAGCGTTGCAACGTCTGTGTGCGACGTGTCAATGCTGAACTCCGTCACGGCCGCCCAGCCGATGTAATTTGTCCCATCCGGATAACGGAACCGGCAGTGCACCGGCTGACCATTCGTGAATGCGAAGTCAACGGCCTCGGCGCCCTTGTCGTCGATGATGACGACGGCATCCGCCTCCATCGACCAACTGCGCAGACCTGCCGCAGAATCCTTCCAACTCCCCGACGTCTTATGACTTGCGTCGATCTCGTCCGCCTGACGGGACAGCTTCGTCGTACGCTGGCCACCGACCGCCGTCCACGTCGGCGTATCTTCGTCGACGCCTGTGTTGACGTCAAGGATAAAGTCCTTACCGAGGGCAAGATGCAGAGCCGCGTCCTTCGGCGTCGGCAGTTTTGTAATCGCCATATGCTATTCCTCCTTCTTAGTATTGAGCACATCCGCCGCAAGCGTTATTACGCCGTGATACCCCGAAGGATCCTCGGCGAATGCCTCGAAAAAATCTATCTCCTGCCGGACGACTTCAAACTCGTCGTCAAGCGTTAATCGGCTGTGCTCGATGAGCAGTGCAATGTCGTTCGTGATCTGCTGCACTTCCGCGCGGCCGGACTCCGCCGACCACACGTCAAGCTGCAGCGTCACATGCGCGACGTCATCCTGCTTCGTTCCATCGGGCTTATAGGTAAATGCGCCGAACGTGATGCACGGCAAATCATACCGCGCGTTAACGTCGTCCGGTACGGCGTCGTAAACAGGGACGTCCTGACACTCCGTCAGCCGTTTGTAGATCGCCCGCTGAAGGGCGATGAGCGGAATCCGTCGTGCCATTCGATCACCTCTTCTTCGGCTGCAGGGCCTTTTGTATGTTCTGGATATACCGCGACCGTTCGTTCGAAAATGCGGGGCTCATGTACGGATGTGCCTTCGATCCGTGATGCTTATATGACATGCGGTAACCAATGCCGGGGATCTTCATCGCTTTCGGCACGCGGCGCCCAAAGAGCCCAACCTTCGGCTTTGCACGGACGGGATTCGTCGAGCGCAACTTTGCCTTGCTCCCCGCCATCCGAACGCCGTGCGTTCCGAACTCGACGAGATGCGCGTGCGGGGCAGTGCTCCGCACGGTCCCCGAGATGACGCGCGCATCGAAGGTCTTTCGAATGCGCTTCGCAAGATAACCGGAGCGCGAATGTATACGTGCTTTCGCGCCGCGCCGTATCGCGTTGAGACTGCGATTGACGGCTCGGGCAAGTCGCTCCTTCGTCTCCACTTCGTAGTTGTCGATCGCGAGGAATACCTCTCGAACGCTCTCCGTCTTGACTCGTATAAGCATCAGCTCTCCACCTCCCGTACCAACGCACACTGCGTCTCAAGATCATACGGCTTGACGTCGATCACCTCATAGCGATGCCGTCCCTCGACGACTTGATCGCCGCGCCGAATCTCAATGCCGCCGCGGCGTGTCACAATCTCGCCCGTGAGTTCCGTCACGGGGGTTCCCGCCGCAAGCTGTTCACGGATGCGCGGGCTCCGCACATCCGCCCATAGCTGACCGACGTCCTCCCACTTCGACGAGAACCCGCCCATGCCGTCAGGCTTCTGTATGCGCCTCCGTACGGCTATACGGTAACGCATACGACCGGGGTTCATTTCTTCCCCTTTCCTTTCGCCTTTTCGGGCTTTACAGGCTTAAGGGGCTCCGCCGGCTGTTCCGGCTCCTCCGGCTCTTCCGGCTGTTCCGGCTCCGGTTCCGGCTCTGGTTCTGCCTTGGGCGCACTCTCTTCGGGGGCTTTCGAATCTTCAATCGCCTCGACGAAGTCGCTGTCAAGGTAAAGACGCAACTCTTCTTCCGTGCCTTCGTACACATCGCCGACGCTCAGCCAATGACCGCTGATGACGGTTTTAATCAACACGCGTACTTTCATGCTATTCTCCTTTCTCCGTTTCAAGCTGCAGCATGAGCGCGGTAACGGAAAACGGCAGCTCGGAGGCCTGCCCCGCCAGCTGCCGATTTTCGTACCAATGCGCGACAAGGAACTTAACGATCAGCATTCCCTTCTCGTTGTCCTCCCGCACCTCGACGCCCGTACCGCTTTTGATGAAGCTGACGGCGGCGGCTATCAGCCCGCGCAGCAGCTCGTCCTCATGATTGTGGTCAATCCGCAAATACAACTTTACGGCCTCCAGCATGCCGCCTGCCTCCTCTCTTACGCGAGCGTAATCTGTCCGTAGACAACCGCTTCGGCATCAACCTTGCGCACGTCGAAACGCGTGATACCCTTGATGTCGAAGCTGTCGCGCTCGAACGACTGTCCGCCGACCGTCGTCCCCTCGAGGCTGAGCGCCTGACGGTCAAAGAGCGTGATCGCATCCTCAAGCGAGCCGATGAAGACCGGAACCTTCTTCGTTTCGGTCGGCAGCGTCCGGTTCGAGATGACGTGCACGGGATGACTGAACAGCATCTTCTGCGTCGGCTCGAGCGGATTCGGCTGCAGGAGATAACGCCCCTGCAGATCCTTGAGCGTATCGAGATAGTTGAACCCGTCCTGATTCGTGACGACCACAGAGGCCAGCGCGATCTCTGGATCGAGGTCAACGTTGAGCACACCCTTGATGCTGTCGACGTCCGCAAGCGGCTTCGCCGTCAACGTCTTGAGGAGGGCAACGATCTTCGCGTTGCGCGTGACAACGTCCTTTTTGGCAAGCCATCGCGTCACGTAGTCGATCAAGTTCTGATCGGTGTCCGCAAGGAGCTCCTTAGACATCGGCAGGATGCCGCCGTACTTTTTGATCGCGTATTCGATCCGGACGAACTCAGGCTTGTCGGTGTCAGACAGCTTCGCGAACTCGGCGACATCTGCGAACGCGGTCATCACAGACGACTTCTCGATGACGCGCGAGCCGGACATCGTAACAACAGGTTCGATGCGCACGAGCGCGTCAAGCGGGTTCAGCGTACGCTTTAGTTCGTTGATGCGCGTCTGCACATCAACGGGCACGATGTAGCCGCCCTCGGCTCCCGTCGTCTCATTAAGCCCTGCCGCCGCACGCACGGAGGGGATCAGCTTGCTCTCCTCCTCGGTAATCGCGCGGCCGCGCAGGAGCTTCGCAAGGACATCGGCGCCGCGCACCTCGGGCTCTTCCACGCCCGTCTCGACCGTTTCCGCGCCGCGCGCAGCGGGCGGAATGACCTGCGGCAAGTCAAGCTCGCGCATGACATCGAGCTCGCGCTTCATCTTGCGGAGCTCCTCCGTTTTCTCCTCGGCTTCGCTGAGCTTGTCCGTCTCGAGCAAGCCGCGAATCTCTTCCTGCTTCTGCTCCATCGCCTGGCGCAGAGCCCGTTCTTTCTCGTTCATGTGTGATCCTCCTTTAGTCAACTAGGCATTCTACTTCAACGGCAAGACGCCGTTTCAGAGTTTCTCTTTCCTCAGCCGCCTGTCGAGCGGCTTCATCGGCAGCCTTCGCCGCGGCAAGGGCGCGTTCGCTCGCAACGGCTTCCGTATCCGGATAAGCCGGCGTCGTAACGATCGACACGTCCCACAAGCGCGCGATCTTTGTGACCTCGCGGTGATACATGTCTATGTCACGCTCATACGTCCACGCCTGTCCGTCATCGGCGACCGTAAACGCGAACGAGCACTGATTGACCACGCCCGCGCGCATGTTGCGCTCAAGGTCGGCCGCATAGCTCGTTTCGGTCGGCGTCAGCGTAAAACGTAGGCCGATGCCGTCAACGGTAAGCTGCAGGCTCCCCTCGCCGCTCGGCACTGTGCTCCGCGCAAGCGGATAACTCGCGTCATGGTTATACAACGCGACGACGTTCGACATGTCTGTCCCGTCAAGACAGTTCTCGCGCAGGATTTCGTCAAAGCCGCCGAGGTTCTCGGAGCGCCTGTTAAACTTAAGCGCGTAGCCTTCGAACACACGCCGCTTGCCTCCCGCACCGTCATCGATCTCCCGCAGTTCAAGCGCCGTCGTCAGCGTCCGCCGCTCTCTCTGTGCTCCCATCCCCCTCACCTCCTTTCAAGCGCGCCGAGCCGGCTTTCGCGAGCTGCAGCGCTTCAAGATTATCCAGCGTCGTATAGTTAAGCGAGACGAAGTGCTTGTCTCCGTTCTCGCCGATCGCAAGCTGCTCTTCCATCGCGCGCACCTCGTTGATCGTGTAGACGCCTGTCTCAAGCATCTGCTTATAGTACTGCGCGCGCATCGCGCTGTCGCCGCGGAGCTCGGCGGCCGCGTTGAACTTGACATAGTATTTCGTGCGCTCCGTCTCCGTGAACAACTTAAAGTTGATCTCCTGCTCCCACTGCGTGAAGATCGGAAGGAGCGTCGTCTTGATATAATCAAGCCCCATCGCCTCAGCATTTGCATAGGTCGCGCGGTCAAGCTGTGCGAGTTTATGCGGCGGCACGCGGTAAACCTTCGCAACCTCGTTGATGCCGAACTTCTGCGTCTCGATGAACTGTGCCTGATCGAGCTGCATGCCGAGCGGCTTATAGTCAAGCCCCATATCGAGGACGGCCACCTTGCCTGCGTTCTCAGGTGCGCCGTAAATCTTATCCCACTCGCCGCGTAGTTTGTTCTTCGCCTCCGTGTCGATCTTCGTGGACGCCTGCAGCACACCGCTGACGTGCGTGCCGTTTTTGTAGAAATTCCTAATGAACTCCTTCGTCGCCTTTTGTCCGTCGAGCTCCGGCACGAGCGTCTTCCACGGGGGCACGCCGACAATGCCGTTAAGTGTCATCGTACGCAAATGCAGCACGTCGGACGGCTGTAACACGTACTGCCGCCCTGCGCGGTCGTGCGTGTGGTAGGTCAACTGACCTGTCTCAATGTCAAGCCGCGGCACCGTAACGGACGGATCAAGCACCCAGAGCGCATCGGGATATCCGGACGGCCCCCACGCAATCAGCGCGTAGGCGTTGCCGTATAGTCCGAGATGCGCCTGCAGCGTCTGCTTGAATGTGAATGCAGACATCAAGGGGTTCGCGCGTTCGTACAGCAGACGTGCGGCGGGGTGCTTCTGCCCCTCGTCCCTGCCGCCGTCAACGGTGAAGGTGTGGATCGGAAGCTTGGCGATATCGTCGGCGAGGATGCTCACGCACGCATATACGTTCGAGTTCCGCGCCGCCTGCTTCGCCGTGATACTCCCGTCCTCTCCATTGAGTGCGGAGATCAGCCATGCGGCGGGATTCAGCAGATCGCTTGCCGGATCATCCACACCGAGGAAGGCGCCGCGGCGGGAGAATAGTTTCTGCAGGATCATCGCTTACCGCCGCCCTCGATGTCCGACCTCACACGCGCTATGATGAGCGCGGCAATAAAGCTGACTAAACCGAGCACGAAAAGCCCTAGGATAGGATCCAACATCGTACTCCCTACCACGATACACGCCGCGCTGAACACCAACAGGCCGTCGTCGGCCCAACGCCATAATTTACCCATGTTCGCAACCTCCTCACAAACTAAAGTCATCGCTGAGTATATAACTTTCAAGATCGGTATCCGCCATAGACAGCGCCCGCGTGAATGCGTTCATCACGGACGCGATCGGATCGATCCTGTTTGTTGACTTCGCTTTATCGAGCATGATGTTCCCTTGACTGTCGACGCGCATCACTGCGTTGCTGATCGCCCAGTCAAGAAGCGGATTTTCAACGTGCAGGATGTCGCCCTGATAGGCCGCCTCGCGGAATCCCTTCGTCGGCTCAGAGAGCGTCGCGACGCCCTGCCGTACTTCAACGCACGTGAGCCCTGCCGCGTCGAGCTCCTGCGCGTAGTGCGTGGCGTTATACGGGTCATAGCAGATCTCGCGGATGTTGATTCCGAGATCGTCTGCTTGCGCGAGCAGCCACTCGGTCATGTACCGATAATCGACCACCTCGCCCGGCGTCACCGTCAGATGTCCCGCCCGCGCCCATGTGCTATATGGGACGCGGTCGGTCTTCTCCTTGGCGTGCATCGTGTCTTCCGGGATAAAGCTGTGCCCGAGTACAAGGTACCGCCATCGATCTTCGTATTTGACCGGTATAACGATCCCCGCCGACGTGAGGTCGATCTTGCTTGAAAGGTCGATGCCCACGTACGCGTCCGCGCCGCGATAGTCAACCGATGCAAGGTCAACAGCGCCGCGGGCTTTCCATTTTCCCATATCCATGTAGGACTGGGCGGTGCGATTGACCCACAAGCCCATGTTTTTCGTCAAAAACGATTCCATCTTCTCAGGGCTCTCTATCGCAGCGTTCAGCTTGCTGCGGATATTCGCGATGCCCTCGTTGTAGGACGCAGCTATCGGATTCGCTTTGATCCACGTCGTTTCGTCGTTGACGTCGTCAAGCAGATTGCCGGCTTCGTCATGATCCAGTTCATTGACCATGACGAAGTAATCGACGACGTCGAAGTCGAGTGCGGGATTTAATATCTTCTCGACGAGCGGGTATTCAACGCGGTAGCACGGCCCTCCGAAATTCGAGCCCGCCGTCGTAATCACAAATAGAAGTGGCTGCGACCGGGCGATCATGCCGGTGTTAATCACCTCGAGGATCTCGTCCGTCGGGTGCGCGTGGTACTCATCGATCAGCCCACCGTGGGGACTCAATCCGTCGCCCGTCTTGCCGTCATCTTTCGACAGCGCGCGCATGACGCTGTCCGTCTTCGGATGCATGATGATACTGTATTTCTCGTTCCACTTGCCGCGGAAGAACTCAGGACTGCGCCGCAGCATCGCGACGGTTTCCTTGTAGATGATCTCGGCCTGCGCCTTCTTCGTCGCGCCGATATACACCTCGCTCATCGGCTCCCCATCTGCCATAAGCAGATAGTCACCGACAAGCGCGAGGCTCTGCGACTTCGCGTTCTTGCGCCCCACCTGCCAGTAGGCGCGACGGAAACGGCGGAGCCCTGTCTCCCGATGTACCCAGCCGAACACGTTGCCGAAGATAAATCGCTGTATCGGCGCAAGCTCGATCGGCTTTCCGGCAAGGATCCCTTTCGTGTGTTTGTGGAGACGCGCCCACGCATAGAAGCGCTCCGCGCGCGCCTCGTCGAACACGTACGGGAAATCGTCCGAGCCCGCGAGTTCGACGTCGCGCAGAAACCGCACGCACGCCCATCGATGCTTGACACAGCAGCGTGCATTATCGGCGATGCAAGCTTTACTGTATGCCTCGAGTTCCTCGAGCAGGTTCATACGTCAAAGCCCCTTTCCGCCGCCGCGTCAATCTTCTTCTCCGGCGTCTTCGGTACGTTCTTGATTTTAGCAACCGGATTGAGAAACAAGCGATCCTCCATCTTGACGAGTGCGTCCATCTTCGCGTTGATAGCCTTGTCGAGCGCGAGTAGACCTGCGACCGAGAGGATGTAGTCGATCTTCTCGAAGGTCTTCACTGCGCGCTGACGGGAATAAACCTCCGGCAGAACGGCAGTGAGCAGGCTCTCGTCCATTCCGTCAATCTTGATCTCGCGTATGCGCTGTCGATGCTCGACAAGATCGAGGTATTCGGCGTACGCGACGCAGTACCGCGCGAGCATGCCGACGTCGCCGGAGCGGACAAAGTCGAAGCCCTGATAGAGCTTTACCATCTCCCGCCACTTCTTCGCGGCCGCCGGAAGTGCTTTCACAAACGAGGGACAAACAAGTTTCGAATCGCCGAATTTCACTTCGGCTCTTTTGCGGTGCTCGATCTCGGCTTTCGTCAAGTGCCTCTTATTGCCGTTTACAAGATGCAGTTCAATCGGTTTTGCGTTTCGTCCCATGCGATACACCTCCTTTCATCGAACAAACGGTTTAATCTGACAGCTCCGTAACACGAAATTTTTGCGAAAAAGAGAAAGGCGCGGTACGGCAAATAGTCTGAAAACTTTTTCACCGCCCGGGGGCGTTTCCGAATCCACCGTCCTCTCTCGCCGTCTTGCGGTCATGACAGCGCTTTGACATTGCCTGCCAGTTGGTCTTGTCCCAAAATAATTTTTGGTCGCCCTTGTGCGGCTTGATATGATCGACGACCTCCGCCATGAGAGGCGCGCCGCTTGCCACGCACTCGGGACACTCGCACGTCGGATGCGCAGCGAGGAACGCGAGGCGCTCGCGCTGCCACCGTGCATTATAGCCGCGGCGGCTCGGCGATAGCCTATCGCGTTCGCGCGTCTTCCTATGTGCTTCGCAGAATCGTTCACGCGTCAACGCATGACAGCCCGGTATACAGCACTCATGCAGCGCTCGCCTCATGTCCTCATCCTCCTTTCGCTCCACGCAAAAAGGACGCCGCCATCATGGCAACGCCCTTTTTGCGTTGTACGTTACTCTGTTTTCATCATGCGCGCAGCGCGTGCGGGATCCTTCTTGACGATAGCCGCGAAGGTCTTAATCATCTCCCACTCATCATCAGAAGCCCGCGTCTGCCTTTGCTTCCGCAACTGTCCATCGGGAGACGTACGCGGCCGACCTGCTCCTTCGCGCACACCGCCCCATCCGTTAGTCATGGCGCATCCTCCAGTACACGACCCATGCGGATAGCATTACGCCGACGCCGACGCCTAACAGCCAGTCTAGCCATTGTATAGTGTCTGCTCTGCGCACAATCAGTACGGCCATCACAACTGAGAAAAACAATATTGTCTTCATCGTCCTACATGTGATAGAATGTCCACAGGTCAGGGGCGATTGCTCGCCCCCTTTCCTGTGGCTCCGCTGTCAGCTATTTGCGCTTCCGACGCTTTCGACTGCGGGGCTTTTTCTTTTCGGATTTCTCTTTCGGCTCTTTCTCGGTTTTCCTTTCTTCGAGCCATTTGCCGAGCTTGTAGAGTCCTTCGCCTACCGTCATCAGTGCGGCGGCGAGTTCGATGTAATCCGTGCCCTTTTCTATCACACATCTCACCTCCTTTCTATGGTTTTATTATATCGCCTCCACTTGTTTTTGTCAATACTTTTTCTAGTTATTTTTATATTTTTTTGCTGAAAATAGAAATAGCCGAAGCGGATTCTATCCGTCTCGACTATTCTTTCCAGTATAGAATATATCATACTAAGCGGATGACATCAAGCGGCGTTTCGTGACATTTTGTGACAACTTTTCTTGCCCACGGAACACGCGCGTAAAACCTTCAATCGCCTTGCTGTGTACCCGCTGTGCTTGTCGAGATGAGTATCCCACTACTTTCGCAACGCCGCCCCACGTTCGCGCATTGACATATCTCTCTATCAGTATCGTCTGGTATGCAAGCTCGGGGACTTTGTTAATCAACGCTCGCGCCTCCTCGCGTAGACTAATCAGTTGATCCCATTCCCGCGTAGCGCGCTCACCACATGCAATCAATTTCGCAACTCGCGCCTCGATGCCAAAATGCGCGCCGCCAGATACGCGATCCCGCTCGTAGTCGATCGACCGCAACGCGCATATATCGGCTCGAATCATCTCCTGTTCGTGTTCCAAAGACCGCAAGCGTCCTTCAAGGGATCGTAAATTTTGCAGATACTGTTCTGCCGTCATTGTCCGACCTCCGCTTCCTCCATCATCGCAAACGCCATCATGCAACGCATAGACGCGTTGACGAGGTGCGGTTCACGCGTATCACCCGCAAGGTATAGCGAGAGATGCCGCAACGCCCTAACGGCATGCTCCCTTGCGGGGATATCCCGCCACGTCTCGCCCGGATGCTTTTCTGCGCCCGCTGTCAGTCCCGTGGCAATCTCATCCAACCACTCAAAATCAATGTATCTGTACTCATTCGACTCCGCGCTCTGCGGATATTTCTGATCTATCATTTTCGCGGCCTCCCTAATTACTCTGCTTTGCTCGGAATAACATCCGCGAAGCGCTCCTTTTCCCCCTCGAGATGGGACAGCGGCGAAAGAAGGCCGCCTGCGGGCGTCGCCGTAATCGCATCCGCATCCACATCCATACGCAGCGGAGCGTGCTTTCGCCTTGGGGGATAGAACCGTACAGGGGCTTTGCGCTGGCGGAAGTAATCCATGATATCAAAGAGACGCCGCCCATCGAAAGCTGCATAAAAGCCCTGCTCCTCGGTAAGATTCTCCGTTTTACCCGAAAGGCTGTACTCTATACGCAGATCATTGTCACGCGCATACATCCTAAGCCCATCCGCGTGCCACACAAGCAACAGCCCCGCAATCAACCGTTTCGGAGTACACGCGTTCACCGCCTTCAGCACCGCGAGGAACTCCGCGAGTTTGTCGACGCCGACGGTCGCATACGGTTCATCGCCGCGCATTGGCGGCAGGAGCTTACCGTAGTCCGGAAGCACTGCTCCTTCGACCATGACACTGTGCACCGTGTCAAAAACACCCTCACGACCGGATGCATCCTCCACCCAGATACAGCTGTGATTATCCGAAGCATACGCACGCCCCGCACTGTAGTGAATCGCGCGGATCGACGTGCCCTCCGTGTTCAAAAACTTCTTGACATTTTTCATAAAAATCAACATTTCGTAGTCCTCCTTATCGCGCCTTGTAGCGCTCTATCCTTGCTTTGACCGCATCCAGCATACTCTCCTGTCCTGCAGCCTTGCCCTCCAGTGCCCGCATCACGTCCTCGTCGATCGTCCCCTTGGCGACAAGATGATGCAGCATCACAGGCTCCGTCTGTCCCGGACGATGCAGGCGCTTATTGGTCTGCTGATACGCCTCGAGGCTCCACGTCAGTCCGTACCAGACGACGATGTGCCCGCCATGCTGTAGATTCAGCCCGTGCCCCGCGCTCTGCGGATGCACCAAAAGGAGCGGTATGCGTCCAGCGTTCCAATCGCGAATATCGTCCGCGGTTTTGAGTTCCCGCGCCTTGGGATATCTCTGCCGCAGCGTATCAAGGTCGTGGCGATAACTGTAAATCACCATAACGCTTTTGCCCTCGTTGCAGGCGATGATCTCGTCCAGTGCATCGGCTTTTGCCTCGTGGATTTTCACGGCCTCACCCTCTGCATCGTATACAGCTCCGTTTGCAAGCTGCAGCAGCTTGTTCGTCAGTGCCGCGGCAGATACGGCGGTGATGTCCGTATCCCCGATGCTCAGCACAAGCTCCTTCTCCATCTCGCGGTATCGCTCTAGCGCCTCCTCCGGCAGCTGCACCTTCACGACGTTCTGCATCAGCGGCGGCAGTGTCAGGTAATCCTCGCTTTTCATGCTGACGCATATATCGCTAATCCGCTTATAGATTTCCTTATCGGCGCCAGGGCGCAGGTCATAGCTGTATACGACATAACCACTCTGCTGGCCAGGGCGGAAATACCGCTCGCGATACTCCGTCAGCGTCCTTCCGAGCCGCTCGCCGCGATCGAGGAGATACAGCTGACTCCATAGATCCATCAAGCCATTTGGCGCAGGAGTCCCCGTCAGCAGCACAACGCGCTGCATCAGCGGCCGCACCTTCCGCAACGCTTTGAAGCGCTGAGATGCGGGATTTTTGAAACTGCTCGACTCATCGATCACGACCATATCAAACGGCCACTTGTCACGGTAGTAACCGACCAGCCACTTGACAACGTCGCGGTTGACGATGTAGATGTCTGCGTCTACCCTCAGTGCCGCCTCCCGTGTCGCCATATCGCCGACAGCGATGGAAATGCGGAGATTCCGCGTATGTGCCCACGTCTCGCACTCGTCGCGCCACGTGCTCAGAGCCACGCGCAGCGGAGCGATGACAAGCACTTTACGGACCACGAAACGATCATACATCAGCTCGTCGATCGCCGTCAGCGTCGATACCGTCTTGCCCATGCCCATATCCAGTAGGAGGGCGACGGCGGGCGTATCAATGATGCGCTGGATCGCATATTGTTGATACGGACGCGGCGTAAATTCCTTAGCCATTCAGGAAGTACTCACAGAAAAACTGGATGTCGGCGTCCGTGCGAATCACGCAGACCGGGAACCCCTTTGCGCGGATCTCCCGGCAGGCGATCTCCTGCGATTTCCGCAAATGCCCGCCGGGGCGTTTGATCTCCGCGAAGACCGCGCGCCCACCGGGAAGAAGTACGATGCGGTCGGGCACGCCGACGCGCCCCGGGGAAACGAATTTCATGGCAAGTCCGCCGGCTTCTTTGACCGCCTTCACGAAATTCCGTTCAACCTGTTTTTCCGTTATTGTTTCGTCGGACCGAAACAGCCCTGAAAAAATATTTTTCATTTTTCCTCCTCCGTCTCTTGACAAGACAGACCGTTTTGTGTTACGCGCGTGCGCACCCGCGCAGGCGGGCGCGACACATTTACGGATTTAAGAAAATTAAACATTATGTTCGTATTTCTATCCTTAATTCAGAATATCTCTATACAAACAAAGTTGCAAAGTTGCAGATAGTCTAACTCCTTGTTTCTCTAAGGTTTAGCCCGCAACTTTCTAAAGTTGCACAAAGTTGCAAAGTTGCAATCTCTCTAATCTTGTTCTCACGACTGCAACTTTCTGCCCTCCGTGCAACTTTCTAAAGTTGCAGCGGATTCTTCCGAACAAAGCCTTTTTG